GACCAGTGCTTCGAAATCGAGGCGAGAAAGCTGATCAAAGAAGATAGCATGTTGATGTAGACCCATGCTTATATCACAACTTTTAGCATCCAGACTCCAAAATCTCTGAACAGAATTTTGGTCCTTGATCCAGATATTAACGTCATCTCCTGCAACTAGCAAGAAAATTGTGCAATTGTCGCACAGATCGAATAATTTCCTCTTGTGGGACAAATCTCGTCTTTTATCTGAACTACACATAAATGCTTGGATGCGCCATGGGTGATCGTTAACACCTAATGAGCTAAAGTCTGTGGCTTCTATAGCTTTCTTGAAAAGAGGATATATGTCGCTGTAGGCCGACATCATATATTGGGCTTCGGGCTTCAAATTGAATATAGCCCTGACCTTGGCCATGACACGACCTGCAACTTCGTCCGGTCTGTTGATCTCATCTTGTTTCATAAGGATACTGATTCGCGAACATTCCTCTATAGTCTGACTAACATTGGCTGCCATTGTGGCTGCTCTCTCTCTGCGCAGGCGCTTGAATTTCTCATCGGGCTTGTTGATGTATTCTTCTGTCTCTACGGGACGGAACTCTAAGGTAGGAGGTTTAAATTGAGTGCAAAATACCGAATAGATATCATACAATAGTCGACCTTGATCGCAGACTGAAGCTTGTCCGAAGTCTTCTGTGGTTAGATCCAGGTTGTAAAACATCCTTTCTCGATCTGCTCCGGACTTACAGCAATCAGTGTGTGCGTCTATACAGTCAAACCTATATTTGGGTTGATTTTCTTTGTTCGGCCATGCCTTGTTAATCATAGCGGAAAAATTGTTAGGTGCTGTCCTGAAGCCTGAAAAATGAGCAAATGTGAAATAATCTGCCATGGTATTTCTCTGGTGCACTATCAAAGCTGTCAAATGTAGCTGTTTCCACTGAAAGTCATCCATAATACTCTCATTTTTTGTACCTCGAAGGACACCCTTTGCTGCGATAGGTCCCAAGACTTTAATCTCTTCTCCTTTACTCGCTTCAACTATGACATCTGAATCGTATACATCAAATCCTCTGTTGCCAACATAATAACTGTCAGCCATATTAAAGAGAGGATCTCTTTGGGAATCGAAGCCGAATATATCTTCCACCTTAAGGAAAAATGAATCTACTGCTGCCATAACGTACAAATGAATACGTTGCTGTTGTTCTCTCAAAATCATAAAGGTCTTCGCAACCAAGGTTTCGGGTGTCACGTCTAGTCCAAAGAAGTGCTCTAGGACCCAACAAACGCCTCGCAACCAAGTTGCATGAGTATTGAGAAAATCTGACAACCAATGGCTAACAGCCCGGGATTGATATTCTTTCGTATCAACCAAGGCGGTCAAGGTGTTTGTGAAGATTTCGTATGCCTTCTCAGGTCCCAAGTACTTATATATCTTCATGTACTTAGGAGTACTGACAGCTGTCCGGAGTGTATGCCTGAGTGTAGATACCAAATAGTTCGTGTTGGATGTGAGACAAGTTCTCTGCATCCCATCGAAGTATAGGTCTCTGAACACTTTGACTTCCCGTGTACGTCCAAACTTATCTATGAATTTAAGGTCATAGAGCGCATCGTCCAGAGCTTCTGACCCATCTGTTGCGGGAGGGCTGACAAATTCTTTCAATTCCGAACCTTCGACTTTTACCCATCGCAATATCTTGTAGTCCGAAACGGAAACGACAACAAAGGGAGCATAATATATAGCCTCTTCTGAGTGCACGAGAACATTATGCTCATGCCAAGAATTTTCT